TACGTCTTTTATTCTTTGCTTCTTCTTTCTGTTTCTCAAGAGGATAGATGGTTCTATCAACGACGTTATCCATAGCGCGAACTACATTGTAAATGTCCCCGGTTAACTTACCGTAATCAAACTGACCATCAACAACATACTTAACTAAATTGAATGAGCCTAAAAGACATGCGCCGTAAGGTGGTAAAGGTTGTTCACCACAAGGGTTTGTCGCTGCGATGCTCTCACAATACCATAGGTTATTCATTTTATTAATAGTATCAATAAACAAAACTCCCGGCTCTGCCCAATCCCATGTGTTCCTCATGATAGTATCCCACAAAGCTACGGGGTCTATCTCATCATAAGTCTTTCCTTTATACACAAGAGCGAAAGGTCTTTGTTCTTTAAGACATCTCATGAATTCATCAGTCACACCAACAGAAACATTGAATCCGGTTAGCTGATCTGCATTTGACTTTGCAGTAATAAACTCCATAATATCAGGGTGATCAATACGTAGCACCCCCATCTGCGCCCCGCGTCTGTGTCCGCTGGAAGCAATGGTCTGACATACCGCGTCAAATATTCCCATAAAGCTGACTGGCCCACTAGCTTTACTATCAAGCGAAACAATGTGATCACCACGTGGACGAATGTTTGAAAAATCATAACCAATCCCTCCACCTTTTTTCATTGTTAATCCAGCTTCTTTCGCTTTATCAAGTATGTCGGATAGATCATCTTCAATTGTACCTGAGACAAAACAGTTGTAGGCAGTAGTCATCCTTGTTGCTCCCATCGCGTTCTGTACACGACCGGCTGGGAGGAATCTCATAGTCCTCAAGGTGTCCTTGAACTCTTCAAAATGTTGTGGTGTATCCTTCAATGACCCAGCAATTCTAACTATCTTAGAATAAAAGTCTTCACCGGTTTGTCGATATTTTATTTTATCAATTTCATTAGACAACGGAAGTGTCATTCCGTAATGATGATTTGAAATCATTTATATTAGTCCCTTCATGGTTGGTGGTTTATAGTTTGGGCCTTTAATTACTTTCCCATCGTCGCGTAGCATGGGCTTACCATCTACTAATTTAGTCATGTTTGATTTATGAACTCTAACAAACGCGGGTTGTACCGGGATGCCAAACGTTACGGCAAATCCACTTGTTACATACATCACATCTGTTAATTCTTTAACCATGTTTTCAAGTTGTTGTGTGCTAGGTTCTTTTGATTTTGCAAGTTGATAACAAATAGCGCCAACCTCAACTTCAAGTTCTCGTACTTCTTCTTTAATTAAATCCATACGTAATTGTAAAAGATCAATGCTTAACTCTGCATCAAGCGATTGACCCATCGCCTTTTGGAAATGGGTCACATAGGTTTCCCTAATGTTATTGCTCATCAATCGACGCTTCCGAAATTGTCCATTTCTTTTCGCTCGACGATGGTGATGAGTCGGTCGAGATACCATCTAGCTTTGTTGAGATCGTGGATGGCTTTTCCTTTACCTCTGTATCTACTGACGTACTTGATGATGTTTGCGAATTGGACGGCTTCGTCACCTTCGAGGGTTTCCGCGACTGCTTCGATGTAGTCGATAGTTTGAATTCCGTCTCTGAATTGATAGTGTTTAGGGCTGACGGTTGAATCCATTCTGCCTTCAAATTGTTCGGATGCCATAGTCTAACTTCTCCATTGTTAAAATTATAATCTTCATATCGTAAAATACGTGCAAGTCGTATCATGGTAATGGCATACTCTTGTGTCAGTCCATTGTCTAAGAACGCTTGTACTACATTCGCCCACATCTGTTGTGGAGAGGATGCAGTATTAGTTATCTTATGCGCTCCAACTTTTCCAACCCCCGGTATACCTTTATAGTTATCCGTTGAATCCCCCATAATTGATTGCTCAAGCATTGTAATATCTGCTTGTGCTTTATTAATTCTTATCCAACGTTTCATTTTATCAGGATTAAAGAACTTAACGGGTAGAGTATACATATCTTTATCGATAGAAATAACTACCGGATCAGGGATGTCGGGATGTGTACCATAGATACCTAACAGATCATCAGCCTCTAAGCCTGAAAGAACTGACCATGAATGTTTCTTCTGAAGATAGTCACGTACTGATGCTAAAAACATCGGACGTTTACTTTCTTTTCTATTCATTTTGTATTCAGGGTAGATGTCGTGACGAAAGTATTTACGCTTAACGTCGGAGAAACATAGAATAGTTTTAGTTGGTTTCACCGGGCGTATCCATTCTCTTAGCATAACTTCCGCGTATGCAAACGCGTCTTCTTCTTTAGCTGGAACTAGATCATCGCCTGAACCTTCTACCGCAATAGCGGATTTAAAGGCAATGATGTCAGCATCAACGAGAGCCGTCGTCATATAATGTCTCCTATTTTTTTACATCCATACGTAATGTTGATGGGGATTGGGAATACCTTATGAGCATACTCATGCATCTCCATCGCTCTACTAATGCATCGTGAATATGAATCATGTGGGCCGTAGTCATCTGTGACTCCGACACATCCGGTTTGTGTATTCAAGGCGCAAACTAACATAATTACTTCAAACATTTATTTCTCCTAATGTGTCTCGCGCCAACTATCACCAATGTCGTATGAGCCTGACGTCGGACAGTTAAGTCCTAGTTGCTCACCGGCAAGTTGAATAGCCTTTGCAAATAGTTTTCCAATTGCTTCTGCATGTTGTGGTCTACAAGATAGTTGGACTTCATCATGTACGTTAGCGCAATAATTAAATGTGACCGGTAGTTCTTCAACCACATGTCCATCACGTTCACACAAATCATAATGAAAAATAACAAGAGCCTTCTTCATTAAGATACTTCCCGCACTCTGTAATAGAAAATTCAAGGCAGAGTGTGGACTCAGTATTTTAATATGTCGCCCATCGATACCAAGAATGTAACCACGTTCGGCACGTTTCTTTATGAGATCAGATAACTTACCAAGTCCGACAATACCTTCATTCATCCTTCGACGAATTTCCTTACCGTTCTTACAAGGCGCATCTGCTTCTCGCATTATCTGTGATAGCTTACGATCACTCGCACCATACAGATAGGCATACGTCGCACGTTTAACCACGTCCCGGTCTTCAAGTTCAATCAACTTGCCGGTACGTGAGTGGACGTCTGTCCCTTCTTCTTTCTTACCTTCAAGCAGCGCGGTTGTATATGCGCCATCATCAAAGTGTCCAAGGTAGTGTGCCAACATTCTCAACTCAAGAGCATCAGCATCGATCCCAACAAGCTTGTCACCAAGGTCGGGTTTCCAAACCTCTCGCATTCGTAAGTCTCGCTTACTGATCTGCGCCATGTTTGGGCCAAAGTGACTACATCGATTTGTTGTAGTACCAATTGGATTAACTGAACCATGAACATAACCAACGTCCGTCACACACTTCAACCAACCTGATGCCCCCTCACTAATCTGTGAGAGTTGCTTTTGATACAGAAAGTATTCTGCAAGTAGTTGTGCTTCAGGGTACTTCAATTGTTTTAAAACTGTCTCGTCAATCTGTGGTGATCCAGCCGGTGTGAACTTAGTAGGTGTCCATTCGTACATAGTCACTAGACGTTCAGCAATTTGTTTACGACTACCGGGGTTAAATATTTCAATCTTATCTTTAAGTCTCTTGCCGGTTTTTTCTGACACCCGCTCAACAGTAAGTGGGGGAAAGACTTCTTGTAATTGAACTTCAATGTCCGCCATCTTCTGTCGCATCTCAGAAGATAACTCTTCACAAGCGGGGACGTCTAATTTAAAACCATGTCGTTCTTGTATACCCATGACATAAGCAAAGTCACGTTCAAGGTTATACGCTTTAAGAATGTCCGCACCTTTACGTTCTTGTTCTAAAAATTCAAAAACTTTTATAGTAACTGACACGTCGGTAGCACAGTACTCACCCATTTCTTTTGTGAACACAGACCAATCAGAGTAATCTCCTTTCGGAAATCCAAGACGCTCACCCCACTTTGCAAGTCCATGACCACCACGTTGTGGATGTTGGAGACGCGAGTAGATAAGAGTATCAATGATCTGTTCTTTACGTAAGGTGGAGTTAGGGTAGAGGTGTTCTATTGCTGGGAAGTCAAACATCATACCATTATGCATGATGATCTGATCTGCATCAGCTAGTCTATCAAGTCCTTCTTGAATAGAAGGGTAGGTTGGGGCGTCAGCGTATACTGTTATGTCCGTCGGACACATCAAGTTCGCTATCGCTAAACAATGACATTTGGTCATTGGAGTTGAGAACAGTCCGTCTGTCTCTATGTCGGCGATTAGTGTCTTCATCAAAATATTCCTCATCTTGGCTTACATGAATGGAACGATGACAGTTAGAGCATAGGAGATCACACTTGTCGGCTTCCGCCATTACGGCGTCCCAAGGATAATCTGTCATCGTGGATTGTCGCATTGCGAACATCTTAGTCATAGGGTTTCTGTGATGGAAGTCAAAACACTCTTGCGAAAATGTTTGCTCACACTTTTTACACTTGTTTCCTTTGGCGTCGATTAGTTCTTGCATTAGTCGCTTTCGTTTTGTCTGCCGTGTACTGTTCTGCACCGGAGTCCAAGTCATTAGATACTGATATCCTCTCTATCAAAGCCATCTCCTTCTGATTCTGTCATCAAGCCGGTGGTCGGATCAAATGCTAGATAACACATTGTCCCGGTCAGCCCACTATATCTATTCTTTAAACACTTTACTTTCACAAGGTTCTCTCCTTCACTAGCGTTACGTGACATGGAGATGACTGCATCTGAAAGTTGTGCAATAGATTGTGATGATCGTAGAGAAGAAAGGGTGGGGTCTAGTCCATCCTCATATCCTTTATCACCCGACGCTCTACGTAGGTGGGACACAAGAACTATTCCCGCACCGGTTTCTTCACAGAAAGATCGGAGACGACTCATCGTATAGTCCACTTGCTTTCGCTCATCTCCACCGTTGACCATGAAGTCTCCGCCGGAAAGTAAGATTGACAAATGGTCAATGAATATAAAGTCACACTTATTATAGGTGACCATATACTTTAATTTATTCAATAGGTTATCTGAATCCATTGAACCGAAGTGGTCATATAGTATAAACCTTCCCGTGCCTAGAGTGGCGTCGAAGGCTTGTTGCTTGTCTTCTTGACTGATGTCTTGCGGCAAGTGCATTTGTTTCCGCAGAGCCATCGACATAAAGCGCAAACCGGTACGGCCAACGCTTTCCTCAAGTGCAACGTAACCCACAGTTTTAGAGTGAGTAATTGCAAGATCATAAGCGATGGACGCCACGAGCGTAGACTTTCCGCAACCGCTCCCAGCCGTGATCGTAAGTAACTCACGAGGTCTAAGACCGAATAGTACGCGGTCGAAAGATGGGTAGGGATACGGGATACCCAAGACCGTAGGTCTGTTAACTTCATTCCACAATTCCTTTCCATTAATAATTGAATCAGGTCTACAATCTTTCGCATTATAGACTGAGTACAATAGGGGTTTAAGTTCATTATTTTTTAGATACTCATTTGCATCTTTATATAATTCAAGAGATGCAATCTTAGCTTTACCCGGAGTGATTAATTCCGCACAAGCTTTCGCTGCTTTCTTTCCTTGCTCGTCTGCATCAAACATAAAACAAACTTCGTCGAATGTTTCTAAGAAATCAATTGATCTAGCAATTGCTTTTGTTGCAGATTGTGCGCCATTAGGTACAGACACAACGGGCCACTTGGAAGCTTGATAGTAACTCATCGCATCGATCTCACCTTCGACAACAACGATACGTTTACCATTTGCTTTGAATTTATTCTCACCAAACAAGCCGATGTTATTAAAGTCTCCTCTTGTTTGGAATTCTTTGTTAGGGAATCTTAGTTTTTGTGCAACCAATTTTCCTTCTTTGTCATGATACGGCGCAACTTGACAAGGTTTGCCATTGACACTCGCAAGTTTGTAGCCGAAAAATTTACATGTTTCTTCAGACAGTTTACGTTTAGGTAACGCGTTTGTCTCACCATCTAATACTAAGTCTGCCACTTGCTTACTCCGTGTAGTTACGTTGGGTTGCTCGATAGTCCAGCGATGCTTTTCGCATGAGAAACAATAAGAGTGATCGTCAAACATACTTAATGCATCGCTGGAGTTACAGTCAGGACAAGGAAGATGCGCCTCAATTAACAATGGCGTATCTCACATAACGCTGACCGGTCGGGTCGGTCTTCATGATCCTATCAAACTTCATACCTTTAACTTCGAGGTCACAGATTCGGCGGGGGAGAGCGCGAATTCTGTATAAGTTTTGTGCCTCAATGTTTGAGATTGTTTTACGAACACCGAAGTGTTTTTTCAGCATGTCAAGCTGGGATATTTTAGCCATACGATTATACCTCAATTGGTTTATAAGTGATTTGAATACCTTCCTTTTCTTCAGGAAGGGCGTAACGTTTAGTTACATATAGTGCGATAATTTGATCATCATCTTTCCAAAAGTTACCATCAGTAGTCATAGAATCTAATGGGCCTTTAGCATAATTATCAACATCGCCCCGGGGAAACTGTCGAGATACTGTCTTAGGTGGTTGCTTAACAACCTCAATGATAGCGAAGATAGGGGTATCTGTTTGAGTATTCTTTTCAACAATGTTGTTTAGAATATCTTTAACTTCCCGCCTAAATCGTTCATATGTTTTACCGTAGTAAGTACCCCAACGGGTAACCCTTGGTCTTGAAGCCGGTACGGGATCAACCGATAGAAATAAAGTGATTGCTCCCGTTCCCAACAAAGATTTAATTTTCTTTGTTAAGTTAGATTGCGATATCAAAGTCATCGTCATCCGTGTTGGTGTCCTTTGCCACCGCTTCGATCTCGTCGAAGTCAGCAGTTGGACTACCCCCCACATTTCGCTTTTCAAGCAACATGACATTTCGCAATTGACATGCGACGCCCTTGTTACCACCGGCGTTATACGGAATTAACGCGAATGATGCTCGAATGATATCACCACTAGCTGGATAATTGTCTTCAACTAGAGGCTTCTTAGATGTATCAACAAAGCCGGGTTGATATTTAGTCTTCGCAACAAGTGTGAACTTGCCGTGGAACTCTTCGTTCTTTGCTTCGTTTCCATCTTTGATTGGCGACTTAAACGAGTCAGGGAATTCTTCCCCTTTAGCAATTTCTTTAATCATCTTAGATAGTCCACCAAGATACTTCTTAGTATCAGGATCGGTTGGGTCAAACACAAGTGTTACCTTGTACTTACCATCACTATACTCTTGTCCTTCATCCGGACGCGCAAGCCATGCATACGCAGCGACTGCTGGAACGGATACTGTTACGGGGTGATTTTTTTTAGCCATACTTTCCTCATCTTAATGTAGTGTTATGTGATGATCTTGTGTTGCGAGACAATGCTTAATAAAGTCTCCTATGTGAATACCAAGATCAGTTAAGTGGGTCGCCGTATCCACCGGCAACATTCCAAGTGATTGAAACTCTCTAGATGCGGATAAAATTACCTTATCTATATAGTCTTGACGATAACTATCTGGCTGACGACTTTGGCGTTCCATCTCTTCAATGAATTCCTCGTCCTCAAGTGACAGAATGTTATCATAGTGTTTCTGCTTGGGCATAAGCATCCTCTAAAAGTTTTATCACAAGTTACTCTTACTGTTCTATGCGAAAAAGTATTTGGCGTCAAGAACTTCAGAGACGTCAAATGTTCCTTGTGTTGGTGGGGTTGGTAAGTCTACGCTAGGTGCATAAGACTCGATGAACGGATGAAACTCGTCGTTGATCCAATCACCACTAAACATATCATACGCTTCTTTACGTATAGTGTCTCTCATAATATCAACACAGTCAGGATGGACTGCAAAGCTATCATGAATAGCAGCGATGGAGTTTACTCCGTGGTCGTAGTGTAGTCTTGTAACTACACGTTGCATCAAAGCACTATCAAGTGAGTGAATGATGTTAGGACTCGAACTCAACTGTTGTTTCCGTGATGACAAACCACCGGTAGGATTCTCATCCCACATAAAGTAACTTCCCATTACAGTTTTAACATCTGACTTCGCAACGTTCCAATAGGATTGTTGTATTTTTGAACCCGCCGGGGTCATCCATGTTAACGGGATATCAAACTCAGCGAGTGCAGAAGCGACCGCTTGGAAATAGGTCATGATAGGACGAGAAGCTACGACAGTTTGTTCCAATGCTAAGATTAATTTGTCCCGCATGTAACCCGCATTCTCAAGACGATGCCCATCTAGTTTATCTACAAACCCATCATGGATCAATTGATCTTGGATGCCACGTGGTGTGACTCCATAACTAGTTGTCATACATGCACGTTTGCAGACGGATCGATTGATGTTTCCAATCCATCGTTGTGCTTGCTCAAGGTTCACACCATTAGCAATATCATCAGCTACAAATCGTTTAACTAAATCAGCGGTAGCTGAGTAGATATCAAAACGTGTTGGATCAGAGGAACAGTTAGTAAGCTTTGCGCCCATAGGATCACGTCCAATCAAGGACAATAGTTGTAGCCCATTGTTAGAGCCATCTTGGTGAACGGGTAAATCACTTTCAAATAAAGAGGGATTGTCGAGGCTTGTAGCTTTAGTCCAATCAACACATGTCTGATAGAACTCTAACTCTTTGTCTCCATGTGTCCAAAACCTTTCACCATCAAGTGGATTAATTGCACTATCTACAATCATATCGTGATTATCTTTAGCCCACACTTGCATCTCTTCAAATGTCAGTTTGTCTTCACCATATGTATTACAGAGGCGCACCGCTAACCAATACAAAC